AGTTGACCTACCAAATCTGCTATGTCTGCAAGGGATTGTCCTATATTCATACTACCCTCTCTAACACCATAAATAAGTTGAGAGTCCGTATCTTCATACCAATCAGTAAATGTGGCTCCTATATAGGGGTCATCATATAGTATCTGTATCTTATTATAAATATCTTTTCTTGATCTATTTAGTATAAGACCGTTGGTATTAACCAACATTCTCCTAAGAATAATCCAATCAGGTTGGGCAGTATCATCAGGCTCAACAAATAAATATGGAATTCGTTTATCCCAGATCGCAAAATGTAATGGTCTAGGAACCAAATCACTACTTCCATATTTCAATACTTCATCAATAGCATCACCTAACTTAGCCTCACCAGTAAAATCTAATGGAGTAATATCAATTAAAGTAGGAGTTATCCCAAAGTCCTCATGTTGCCACTCGGTACTTAGATTAACTGTATCAATTATTACATCTGATGATGTAGTAGGTGTGGTAACTGGGTATATTAATCCATGGGTAAGGTCCCAGGCATGAGCATAATATCCCTCAACCTCAACGGATACACCAGTGTCATCCATGTTAACACTAGCAATTCTTCCCTCATACACACGTCTGCCATATGTGTCAAATAGTACCAAATGTTTTCCTATATATTCACGATACCACTTAACAGTAGTACTATAATTAGTAGCCAAAGAAAATGAACAGGCACCAAACCCACCTGGAAGAAGCGTTGAGAATGATAAACCATTTATATCCTCAGTAACGTAAAGAAAATCTGAAGATAACTCATTATAACTGTTCCATACTGTTAGTGAAAATCTCATAATATTAAGCCCATGTTGGAGTTATCAGCACCTTAGGCTGATGATCAAAAGCAATTCTTATTTCTCTGGTTATTTCCGCATTGTTAGTCACGCTCTCCCACAAAAAATGTAACGATGACTCTACTGTTGGGTCTAAGTTTAATCTAGGCATAACACCAAAAGCCATACCTGCTTGCTCACCCTGAAAATCCAAAATAGTTGTATACTCCTTAATTCTACTCCAACTGTCAATAAGGGCATCACCAGATGGTAGCCCGGGGTCTAGCACATTCAACATACGATAACCACCGTCTTGTGGCATTAAATATATGTAGTCTAAATTTATAGTAGGATTAGTTACAACACCTGAATCTTTTTGACCAACAAAATCAAAGTCAAGGCTAGTATAATCCAGAGAGTTATCATCATTCCAAGGTGGTAGATTTATTGTCCCTAAGTCAAGTAATTCAGAGGTTGAGTTTAGTGGTCGTACCCACTCACTCACATATAGTGTTGTATAATCTGAGGCACCTGTAGCAAAATATCGAACCTGTACCTGGTATTTAATATCTGTTGACCAGTGTGTTCCAGAAAAGACTTTTGCTATTACACGATAAGGACCTTTCGTATTTTCTACCTCCGTCTTTGACATAACCCAACTTGCATAACGCTCTCTGGTAGTCACATCAATTAAGATCGGTGTGTATGTACCACCAGAAGCAGCAGAATTAGATGTGGGGGTGCCATTCATAACAACATTAGCATCATCATCTTCAAAGACTCTTCTAAAATTTTGATTACCTTTTTTTATTCCTACATAAAACTTACCAGCATTATCCGATAAAGCATCGGCTATCTGTATAGTTAAACCAGTCGTGGCAGGATACTCACCTTTGACACTTGCCTGGGGAATTATTACGTAATTAGGAAGCGTAGCCCTGCTTGGGTTATTATATAAATATGGTTGATAGGAGCCATTAACTAAATCCTCTGGGTTAAACATCTCTACTGCCCAGGCTCCACCTTTAAACGAATAAGCAGACCCGAATGGTTCAACAATCAGTGACAATTCAACGTCATATAAAACGTGATTACCGGAAGAATCTCTCTGATGAGTCTGTTCCACTGACATTAGCTTAGTTGACCAATTTAATGAGCCATCTAATACTTTGTAATAAAGTGCATTAGCAGTATCTAATTGCAACTTTACCTGGACCAACTCCTCTCTATTAAGATCAGTAGAAATAACATTGGATAGGTACAACATTTTTTCTATAGCCTGTAATGCTACAGAAATATTATATTTTGTTGTAGCATGGATGTTAAATGTAATTTTTAATTCTCTGTTTTGTAGGCTACTGGCTACTAAAGAAGACCCATGTGCAAATGGTGAATCACCACTCCATATCTGTGTTCGTTTTGGTATTGATATATCAACACCATCATCCACCAATTCATAGGTAGTACCCAAAAAATCAAGTGTTGTAGTGGTTGACCCATCCCAACTCTGTAATTGTACAACATAAGCCATTATACGCCTCCTCCATAACCAAAGTTAGAATTTGCTCTGGTCCGTCTCTCAATTGCTCTGATAACTGCATCTGTTATCCTCTGTAAATCTTTATCATCCCTAACAACAGGGTTATTAATTTCTATATGATATGTATCTCCTTGCTTAGGTGGAGTAGCATACGGAATATCCCTTGAAGCATTCACAGCCATACCACTAAAGTCAGGCATTGCTGCTGTAACCAATGACTTCGCTGAATACTCTACCATAGGCAACTCATCAGTGATACCAAGTGCCAAGCCTTTAGACAAGTTAGACCCGATCTCCATGAATACCCGGGATGGTGACTGTACCTTCCACAATCTATTAGCTGTCTCAGTAGCTTTAGTTGTTACAGAACTGATTGCATTTTTTACTGCCCCAGCAGCAGACTTGATACCATCTATTAAACCCTGAACCAAGTTTCTCCCTATATCAAAGAATTTACCAGCAATCCTCTCAACCTCAGATTTAATGTTATTGAATATACCAACTACTTCAGTCTTTACCTCATTGAATTTTTCAATAGTCTTATTCTTAAATTCAATCCATTTCTGGATTACTTCTGTTTTCAATGCGGTAACTTTTGTTATAACGGTCTGCTTCAACTCTCCCCATAAAGCAACTACTGCATTCTTTAAAGTCGTGACCCAGAAAACAACGGTTGTTTTAAGAGAGGTAAACCAAGAAACTACGTCTGTCCATAAGCCTGTTACTTTTTCTACAACGCTATTCCATAAATCTACAAACCACTGAACAACTGTGGCAACCAGATTGGCTACCCATTCTGTAACACTATTCCATAGGTTAACGAACCATTGAATAATTGCATTAATCATATCTGGAATCACAGAATTGCCAACTAAATCGTCAGACAAACCGACAAAAAAGTTTATTACTGCTCTAACAAATCCAACAATTCCTTGTATAATGTTACCAAAGAACCAGTTCCATAAAAATATTGCGGTACCTATCATGCTCTGTATATACTGGACAACCCCTTTAGCCATACTACTAAAGCCCTGCTTTACTAAGTCAATATTACCAGTTAATAGTCCTCTTATAACGTTGACAAAGCCAACAACAAAGTTTATTACACCAGCAATCTGTAGGGCTATTGCATGAATAAGGATAGCCACATTAGCAATTGCTTTACCAATCATTTCTATCAAACCAGATAAGACACCAACCACTAACCCTAATACAACTACAGCGACACTAGCTAGCAGTTTCAAAGCTTGCTGACCTTCTGGTGATTTAAAGGTTTCTGATAGTACTTCCCACGCTTTCTTTAATTGCCTAAAGGCTCTCTCCATACTCTTAACAAAATTCTGAATAGCTGGACCAAGAGCAGTTTTGATAGCATTAATTATTCTTTGAATTGCCTCTGGCATTTCTATTTTTATTGAAATAGGCTGACTAAGTGTTCCCTTCAATGAATTCCAGCCATCAATTAATTTCATAACGAATACATACACGTCATAGATTCCCTGGCTACCACCAAAATCTTCCAGAGTTTTTAGATTGCCTGTTTTTAATCCATCTATAAAGGTCTTAATATTCTGTATTGTTAGACCCCATTTTTCAAACTTCTCTTTTACTTCTGCTGCTTTTTGTCCGATATCAAAAAGAGTATTATAAATAGCAAATAGACCCTGGTCACCACCAAAAGCATCCAGAGTTAATTTATCTTTTTCATTAATGAACCCATCGGAGAATCCTTGTAGGGCACGTTTACCTTTATTAATTCTATCCTGAATAAGGTCCATTTTGGCAACCATATCCTCTGCTGCTTTCTTTAGATCATCCATAGAGCTTGTATCTATACCACCGAAGTCTGGTAGGTTATCTCCTAGAGTACCCATTGCTCGAGTTAATGCCTCTAATGCAGCAGAGATACGTGCCAATATGTCGTCTTGGTCTGCCATAGCATCTACTAAAGCTTTTTGCAAGTCTAGTTGTTCATCTACGGCGTCCTTCTGACCATTAACAGCTTCCTCTTCTTGAGCAATACTACGCAAGTTTTTATCCTGCTCTTGTCTTGCTTTTCTAATAGCGTCAACCTTTTCTTCAACTGTCATATTAGAAGCTGCTATAGCTGCTACTTCATCTTGGTAAGCTTTAACAGTGTTCGCCCGATCTTTCTCAAGATTGTTCAACTCCTCAACCAAAGCATTATGTTGTAGTTGTAAGCGAATAACCTCCCTTATTTCTTCTTTCATGTTTCCTAGATTTTTAACAACGTCATCTAGTAAACTGTTATCAATAACACCTGTAGAATTAAATGCCTTTGTAAGTTTAGCGAAAGCAACACGTGCTTCAGCTACTTTTTCTAGTGCTGCTGGCATAGCATCATTAGATATACCACGTGTTAATTCACGTTCTATCATTCTACCAACCTCAGCTAATGCTGAGAAGTCTGCTTGTTTAAAACCGTTTAAGTATGTCTGTAGTAAAGCAGAGCCCCACTTGTCAATACTAGACAGCGGACCTTGTTCTGGTGGAGAATGCGCTTCGAAGAAACTAGCGATCAGGTTAGCAATCCAAGATATAATATCTAATACAATCTTGGCACCAGCAGCCAAACCATTAGCGTAGGTATTCATCAAATTCTGACCCCAGGCACTTGCTTTTTCAGCAAGGCTGGTAAACATGCCAGCTACATCAACACCCATCTTTTGCAATACTTTTAATACAACAAAGATACCAGCGATTATAAGACCAGGGACACTCAAAAAGAATTGTGCAACTTTGGTAAGTGACACAAAGGCGTTAATAACTAATGGAAACACTTTCATTATTTGACCAAACCCCATTACTAACAAAGTAATAGCATGGAATATCTGACCAAAGAACATAAGTAGTGGACCAGCTACAAGACCAAGTAAGGTAAACAGTACTATCTGTTGCTGTACTTTAGGTGATAAGGCTTTAAATTTAGCTGTTAACGTCTGTAAGAATGGTATAAATGTCATCGCTAAATCATTTACGACTGGTAGAACAACGTCACCAATAGTCATACCAACATCATTAACATTATTTTTCAATATCTGCATCGAAGCTTTAGTTGACTCTGTAGCCCGATTGTACTCTTGCATAACAGAGTTAAACTTTTCCCATTGCACTCTAGCAGTCTGTAGATTTTGAGCAAAAAACTCTGAGTTTTCTGATAAAGCCTGGAAGCCACGGGCACCACGTTTGGAAGCTAATTCTATGAAAGCACCAAGTACTTCGACTGCATTGCCGTAGTCGCTTGCTCCTTCTATCAAATCTTCCATGACCCCGGCAGCGTCTGTATTTAAAGCATTAATAGTTTTTTGTAATGTAGAATATTTCTCGTTTGACTTCATTAATTCGTGGAGAACATCAACATTTGAAGCCATATACAAGCCAACATTACGCAATGCTGTACCGGATTCCTCTGCAGAGAAACCCATAGCAATCAAACTAGCAGAAAATGCTGCTGCATCTGCAGCGGATATATTTAGAACATTAGCTACTTGTGCCCAATTCATTAGAGACTTCATGATATCTTCAGTTGTGGCTGCTGTTGTGTTCTCTAATTGGTTAATAACATTAGCCAATTTCCATACATCTTCTCTTGAAGCACTCATGGACCACCCAAAGGCGTTGGCAATCTTACCCATATCCCGGGCAACATCTTCAGCAGACATGTCAGCAGTAACGGACAGAATACCAAACATCTCAGTTAAATCTGTTAATGCTGTTACGTCACTGACACCCATCTGACCTAGAATAGCAGCAATACCAGCTAACTCAGTATGTGCTACTGGCATAATTGTGGCTAACTCACGGATATTGGCTGTCAATTCTTTTAATTGACCAGCACTAAGTCCAGCAGTCTTTCTAACACGTACCATGGTAGCTTCGAAATCAACGGCTGTCCCCATAACTTTAGAAAGGAATCCAGCTACTGGTATAGTTACAAAGAAGAAAAGACTACGACCAACATTGGTAATAGCTTGACCAGCTAATCTGAAACCATCAGCTATATCCATCATTGTACGTCTAAAGGAGGCAACAGCAGAAGAAGTTTTCATTAAGAAACCTTGGAGGTTTGACACAGCACTTCTTGTGGATGTTAGTATGTTTTTCCCAAAGTTTAGGGCTGCCGTACCCATAGACATAAATATAGATTTTATTTTTTGACCAGCACTAGACATAAATGATTGAAAGGCTGCCCAAGAACTTCTTGCTCTATTGGTACTTTTAGTTATATTTTCAATAACGGCAGGTACGTTATTTATTCCACTGGGGTCAAAGTTTATAACAGGTGGAGTAGGGGGTGGTGTGCCACCCCCACCACCACTAGCCCCCGTTGTGGCTAATTGATCTCTACGGGCTAATTCGTTTGAATTTGCTTTAACAATTGCTTGAGAGTATTTATCTACAGCTTCTGTGGCAGCCTCATACCCAGCCTTGGCTTTCTTGGAGGCACGTTTTGAGGTCTCCCCCATATTTTCTGACACTTCTACAAATTTGTTGATAGCAGCAGTGAGCCTATCCATACTCTTTCCGAGTTTCTGAATGGCTGCAACTGCATTACTAACATCTCCCTCAATTTTAAACGCTGCGTTAAAGGTGCCACCTGCCATATTTACTCCTTAACTACTTTAGTGTTTTCGAACATGAGGTCTTTAAACATCGCCTCAGTCTCCCCTTCTCCCAGGATGATGGCACTTTCTCCGTCCTTCAAATTCAAACTCTTTGCTTTACTAGCAAGTTTCTTTTTTTGTTTCCAAGGTAAAGCTGACTCAAGTGATCTTGACAGCTTTCTAACATAATTCTGTAAACCTTTACTGGATTTCTTATCCATCGGTGTTCTGGCTACAGGAGCGATGCTCATTAACATTTGGTAAAATTCTATCTTATCCTCTCGGATATAACGCCATGTCTGGAAAAGCCAACCCACCCCAAACATCTCTACTTGATCTAAGATTACTTCGTCTGTCCATCCGTAGGCTGCTCGGATGTCGTGGATGATTCGTCCGAATCTTGTGTAGAGTTGGCTGGAGAGAAAAAACGATTGATTAACCGTCTTATCCCAGGCTGTTCCTCATACAAAGCGAACGCTGTATCTACTAAAATTCCAACATCAAAATATACTTCGGCGTCTTCTTTAGGACACCCGGTCAGTGATTGGAACAGATCAATAATAGCATCTGTATCTAAATTATCCAGAATTTTCTGAATGATAACCATACCACCGTTGTCTTCAGCATCATCAGAACTGATTCCACTCATGGCTTTGGCACCATATTTAGACAACCATCTTGTTAATTCCAATACCTGGGCAGCGTGTGCTCGACCAGTTTTAATAATTGCATATTCTTTATCTCCGACTTTCACAGTTGTTTCCATTCTCTTACTCTCCTTATAAAAATAAAACCCCAAAAACTCTACGCAATGGTAGAGTTAGGGGTTATGTATTACTTTATGGGGTTATTAAAAAAGATTATCCGTTCTTTTCTAAAGCCCCGATACCCTCAAAATCAACATTCAAAGGTGCAAAGTCATCTGTGTTTGTGCTGTGTTCAACGTTCGTTAACAGGACTGTTCCCTCAAAATATTTCGTTGAGGCATTTCTGTCTGGATAAAACCTAAGCATTACCTGTGCCCCAGCAACAACTGCATCAAAGATGTCGTCATTTGCATCGTCATAATAACCACTAAGACTTCCAGACCAATTCATCCATGTTCGGGCTTTAGTAACCCAAGCATCTGCTAACGTTGCAACAAAGATTTTATGCTCTGCTACGTCAACACTCACACTAATGGAATACTCATTACGTTCAGTTAATGTATTCCAAACACTTCCACCATCGGTGGAAATATCGACCTTTGCGTTAATTCCAACTACCGCTGCCATTGTATATTCCTCCTAAGTATCTCTCTATGTACACCTCCCGTTCTCACACTAATGGTGTTCGCCTGATTTACCATATTCACATTTTTCTCTCACATACTTCAAACGCTTTAGACTATAAAAGACAAAACTACTCACGTGTAAACGATATATAGTCTCCTACTGCCTCACCTTTTTTCAAGTCTTTAAGCAATTCGTGTTTAGCCATGCTTTTAGGAATATAAATAACTCCAGTAAATGATCGATTACGAATCTTCCACGATGGCTTTACTGAATTAATTGCCTGTTCCAACAGATAATCAACTTCTTTCTCGATCATTTCTTCCGGTTCAAACCGAACACTACGGAAAGCGTTTCTATATCTCTTCCACACAGCACTTTTCCAGCCCTCAGCATAATCAGCGTCAAAGACAACATCTACCTCAGGTACTTCTTTCTTTACCTGGGCTGATTTTGCTTCTTCTTTCTTAGGCTGTTCTTCAACAACTTTTTTATCTTCTTCCATCACGTCCTCCTTATTTGGCTAATGCCTCTACTTCAAAATAAACCCAGTAAAAAGGTACATCATTAATATTTAATGGTTCTGGGTCCGGTATCCTGACGATCTCAACAAGTGGGCTTACCCCACCTAAGGTATGATCTTCATCCAGGAACGTTAGCAATTTGTCAATGATAACTCTTAAAGTTTGTTCTATAGTTTCCTCATGGTATCTAATAAAGAATACTCCCTCAATCATATGGGTCCATATTGGTGACTTAAAAGGCTCTCTATTGCGCTTATTACTTCCACCATATTCAATCCACACACCATAATCTCTACTATTCGAAAACATATCTTCAATAACTTGATCTAAATAGCCAGCTTTACAGTTATTAGTATCCAACTCACTGAAGTAACTGATCAACCGTGCTACGACTGCACTCTCAATTGGGGTATATTCCACACTCATAATAACTCCTTAGAAAATAGATTGTCCACCACTCAGGACTTCTTTCATTATTTCACTGGGTTTCTTACCTGTTCTACCACTCATTATTTTATACACAACCGCATTACCAACTCCTGCAGCAGCCTTTCCCACCTTCCTAGAGATTGGTGTATGTATCTCCCTTAGAGCTTGTACGGGGTAGTCAAACCTACCTCTTCCTGGAGGTGGAGCCTTTACCCAGTTTCTAAAGTTAATGGAACCATACGCAGTTATTTTCTTTCTAATAAGATACATAGCACGTTGAGCAACTTCTTTATTGCTAAGAGACTGACCATAAATCCTACCTTTGTTTGGTCCCCTTCGTGATTTCTTCTTAACCATCTGTGCTCTTAGTCCACCTTTTTTATACATATCCTCTTTATTCTTAAATGTTATTCCTTTAGCACCTGCCCAAACCCTAATGTCTGGTTCACTAGGTACACCACCAGGTTTAGCACCACGTCTAATGTACGGATTCGCTCGGCTCTTGTCACCCTCATATACAATATAAGATGAATACCCACCACTCTCCGCTTGTTTTTTAAGGTACAGGTTATTAGCAGCATAATCGGTAGCACCTATATTGTACCTACCAGCTTTCTTTAGAAGATGTCGCATCTTTAACTTCATCATCATAGCAATTTCACGTGAGGTACCTATACCAACCTCATTAGCTATTCTTCTTGTCTCTTCTACAGGAACGCCTCTCTTAAATGGTCCTTCCATTTCTACTTTAAAAATAGTCTCAGCCATTAGCCAACCCTGATCTTTCGTTTTAAGGTACGTTTCATGATCTGCATTAAGTGAGAGGTCAAGCCAACATTATAATTTGGACCATTCTCTCCAGCCCCTACATCACCACTGCCCCATTTAATACTTGCATCTGCACCAGCACGTTTATTGTAGTTTATAATTGCTACGATCATGGCTGCTGAAGCAAGCCTAACATTCCCAGGAATATCGGTTGTACCCATTGTGTAATTAAGAATAACATTCATGATACCAACAGGGAATACCTGGGATTTCAATTGAATATAATTAGGAAATACTACATAGTCAGATGCTGTCAGTAATGAACTTGTCTCTGGTGTTGGACCTCCAACATAAAGAGACTCAACAGAATAGATTGGAGTCTTGCGTACTTGCAACATACCAGTACCATCACCATTATAGTAATCATTGGTAATAACTTCGAAACTACCAAGACCAGCTTCTCTTGTATACGTTTTAATTAACCCTTCCACCATGTCACTCCAGCTATCCTTTAGTGAAGTTATAGGTATTGGGGTAATATCAATTACATCTTCTTTTGTGCAAAAAGTCCACGCCATAATTTACCTCATTATCTACAAACGAATTCTATAATAAAAAGAAAGTTACGCTAAGTTAGGGTAAACCCTGAAGCTACCAATATCTGACTTAATGGGTCCAGTATCTAATGTTAAGAATGCTTGATAACGCCATATACCTGACACATCCAGATCGGCAGCAACTAACTGATAATATATCTTCCCATCGGTACCATCCGTTGTTAGCGATGGTGTCTTGGTTACTGATGTTTTATCAGGCTTACTAAACACTAAAGACATAGCTGTCTGTGATGAGATATCAACAACCTCATCCAATTCTGTATCTTCGTTGTATTCCATAATCGTAATATTTAATTGGAAATTACTATCCATATGTATTTCTCTAGCTGACATACTTCCTCCTTACACCTTTGTTCTCATATCAACATTTAAGTCTCTAGTGATGTTTCTAATATATCTAGCCTCATCGCTGTTAGATGCTCTATAAATGTGTACTTCATTGTCCTCAAGGACACCACGATTAATGTATAGTGTAACATCTACAATCTTTCCCCAGGACAAAAGTAAAGTAGGCTCACCAAACTCCTCACCACTTTGGATTGCTACTGGGAATATTTCTTGTAAGTTTTGTACAACCCGGACAACTCCAAGTAATTCCTCACTTGTTATAGACTCAAGTGTAACTGTTATATTACCCGGGAGTAGTGTTGGGTTACCAAAAGATTCATCACTAAGTATTGGTTGAATAGTTATTGATAGGTTGACCTGTGGCAACTCTACAACCTCACCACTTGTTATGCCATCAACTGGGACAGATATACCAATCGATGGTGACCCAACCAATTCACTGGATGGTATCTCACCAGCAGTAAGATTTCTATCAATCTGTGGTCCACCTATTGACTCTGCACTTAAAACACTATCAGGCTGTATAGATACAGTAGCAGATAAGGTTGGTTCACCTACAGCTTCAGCACTAGGAATCTCAATAATTACTACAATTAATTCACCAGTTAATATTAGTGGAGCACCAACATTTTCAGAAGACACCACACCATCAACACTGATAGTTATAGGACCAGTAGTTATAGTTGGTTCACCAAAGGACTCACTGGAAACAATAGAATCAACTGGAACAGTTGTAACATTTAGTAAGGTAGGTTCCCCAATAGTCTCCTCAGAAGTTATCTCGGTTACAAGTATATTAACATTTCCAGTAAGAAGTACTGGCTCACCAAACAACTCACCACTAGAAATAATGTCAGGTGTTACATAAATTGCACCACTCTGTACTACAGGCTCATTAACAACCTCACCTGATACTATTGGGTCTGGTTGTACTATTACTTGACCAACAGTAATGACTGGCTCACCTACGGTTTCCTGGCTGGTAACACCATCAACAGATATACTTATGGCTCCAGGAACAATAACAGGCTCACCAATCGATTCACCGGATGCTACTGGGTCTGGTCCAATATAGATTTCCCCAGACTGTATTAATATGTTACCAAAAGCCTCTGTTGATAAAATCTCAGTAGGTTGTATCGTAACATTTCCTACAAGTATAGTAGTATTATTTACCAACTCACTAGAGGTGACACTATCTGGATAAACAAATAAGTCTACCTGTGGACTTCCAACAGATTCACCTGAAGTAACACTATCTGGAATAACTGTTACAGAACCAACCAATAGTGTAGGCTCACCTACAGCCTCTAAAGAAGTAATTGTTGTCAGACTAACTATGATCTGACCAGTATCAATAAGGACGTCATCAACAACCTCACCAGACAGTACTGAATCTGGTAAAACAGTTACGTTACCAACAGATAATACTGGCTCACCAATAGACTCTTCAGAAGTTATTGTGTCAGGTAATACGTTTACATTACCTACACTGAACACTGGCTCACCAACAGCTTCCTGAGATGCTATAGTATCTGGTTGTAGTACTATTCCAGCTACAGTTATAGTTATGTCATTGACTACTTCCTGGGAGGTTATAGTGTCTGGTAACACATTAACATTTCCAGTAGTCAGAGTTGGGTCATTAACCACCTCACCGGATAGTATAGCATCTGGACCTACAATTATCTGACCAGTATCTATTAATGGTTCCCCTATTGCTTCATCAGAAGTTATTTCAACAGGAACAATAATTACTCCACCAACAGTTATTGTTACATCATTAACTACTTCTTGTGAAGTTATTGTATCCGGGGTAACTGTTATGCCACCTGGGGTAAGAACAGGCTCTCCTACTAATTCACTTGATAGAATTTCTGTTGGAACAACATTAACATTTCCAACAGTTATAATAGGCTCACCTACTGCCTCAGTAGACAGTATTTCATTAGCTAAAATAGTAACATTGCCAGTAGATATAGTAACATCATTTACTACCTGACCACTTAATATAGAATTAGGGTAAACTGATTGACTGTTACCTACATCATCTAACGCAAGATTATCGATATAGACTAAATGCCCACCAGTAATTGAGAATAAACCTAGTTGTAGGGCACCTGCAGTCGTAAATCCAGAGGCTGTGTCATCATAATCAATAGCCATAGGTGGCTCACCAGAACCGTCTGCCCACACGACAGCACTTATCTGGTAGTCATTAACTATAAAGTGTAAATGATTTACACTTGTATCAGCAGTCCAGGTGCCTGTGTCTAATTGTGATCTGGAACCTGCCTCGATTCTATTAAGAGTATATCCACCTTGATTGCTTATGACGATCTCATATGCTGTAGTTGGTGTGTCAACAGAATTCCAGTCCCTGCTTGCTCTAAGGAAGAACCTTAATACGCCCTCAGATTCCAAGTCGGTAAATTGGAAGGTTGTTGTTAAGTCAACATTTGACTTGTCAGTTGCTAAGGCAATTGCTCTAGCATAACCACCATCGGCTACTATTAATCTACCATTGTTATTATATAGGTCAACTCTATTATAGTAAACTCCAGGACTACTAACAATCTCTCCAGATAAAATTTCTGTTGGAGATACAGCTTGGCTATTAGTTACTGATGGTTCACCAACAGCTTCAGCACTACTTATTGTATCGACAGCAACATTCACATTTCCGGTAGTAATTATTACATCATTAACAACTTCTCCAGATAGGATTTCTGTAGTGACAACGGTGACACCACCTACTAATACAGTAGTATCATTAACGACTTCAGAGGATACTATTTCTGAAACTGGTACGTTAATATTACTTATTATTGTTACATCATTGACTACCTCACCACTTAAAACTGGGTCAACCGGAGCATCCTGGTTGGTAACGGTAACTATAGTAACCTCACCAACAACTTCACCGGAAGTTACACCAGAGACAGGAACATTTACGTTACCCTCAACCATTATTGGTTGACCAACCACTTCAGCAGAAACAACTGAATTTACAGGAACGTTTTGGGAAGGAACAGAATAAGTAATTGTCACACTTATATTATCTGAGTTAACAATAGCTGTGGCTGAACTGCTATTTCCCAAAGCTATTGAGGCAGACATTCGTAAACGTATTGTTGTGTTAGATGCCTGTAACCCAGAAGGAACGCTCTGATCAGATTGTGCACCAGTACTTGTAAAGCTGCCCTCTGCACCAGTAGGGGTTCTTCCAGACCATAAAGTAGCCTGTAGGGTAGGTGTATTATCATAAAACCCAACTGGTCCAATAGTTACAGAGTCAACAGTATCCCAGGTAGTTGCCTGGGTATCTATACCATTAAGTCTTATATTTGTAATTGTCGCCCCAGACGGTACCCCTAAAGCTTCCCAGGTACCTGTCCATTCCCACCAGCTTGTATCTGAGTTGTTACGACCAGCAGAACTGATCTGTAAAGAACCAGCAGGGTTACCAATTCCAGACTGGAAAGACCCGGTTGATTTACCACCACTGGTAAATACCCAGGATTCAGCATCTGAAGCAAATACAAAAGTTTTTGTATACTCTGCCATATTATGTACCCTCCGTTGTTATCCATTTAGATACAGACCATGGGTCATAATCGTTTCCTGTGAAGTCATCACTAAACGTCCATATTGTTATTAGTGCTGTGTCTGGAATAGTTTCACCAGATAATATGCTGTCTGGTTGGATATTTGCTCCAGCAACGACAATTGTAATGTCATTAACAACCTCACTGGATAATATCTCAGTTGGAATAATATCAACATTTCCAACAGCGATGGTGGGCTCACCAAAAGTCTCACCAGATAATATCTCGGGTATCAATAATGTAACACCACCAGTTAGTATGGTAAGGTTACCAAATAACTCACTAGATAGAATTTCTGTTGGGACAACATTAACATTTCCAGATGTAACAACGGGCTCACCAACAGACTCAGCGGATAATATCTCTGTAACTGATATATTTAAATTACCTGTAGATATGACTGGCTCACCAAATGTTTCACTCGATAAAATCTCTGTGACTGGAACATTTACGTTACCAGTAGACAAAGTTGGCTCACCGATTGTCTCTTCAGATAATATTTCTGTAGTAGATATATTAACATTACCTGCTAAAATAGTTGGCTCTCCAACAGTTTCGTTAGATAGTATCTCTGTTACAGTAACAGTAACACCACCTGTTAAAATAGTTGGCTCTCCAACAACTTCAGACGATGATATTTCTGTGACTGGAACGTTGACATTACCAGTTGTTGTAGTTGGGCTACCAAACGATTCACTAGAAACTATCTCAGTTAAAGGAACATTAACATTACCAGTTGTTATAGTTGGTTCTCCAACAGATTCTTGAGATGTGATACCACTTACTGGTACGTTGGTGTTACCAACCGCTACAGGACCTAGATCAACTGCAACAAATCGGGTCTCCCCGTTCGTTATCTCTCCCCAATAGATACCTAGATAATTATGCCCATTTCTTACATAACAATTTGAAGATATAAAATCAGCAGTAGTAGCATCCACTACTTCAATAGGAGTACCCCATCCTGCCATGTCCTCATTTGCAACAAACCAAACATCCTGTGTTGCATTGTCTGCAAATACATAATATAAATTCTTATCAAACCCACTAAGGTCATGACCGGACCAATGAGGTGAAGAGGTTCCCCAGTCTGACCTCCAAATAACTGTATGAGTCACCTCAACAGAACTTGCTGGTGTACCATCATTTGTTATAACGGTCATGCGTGGATAGAAAGTACTATCCAAGCCAACCATAGTAACAATCTCATCTCCATTATCATCATAATAAACAAATGGTGTCATACCATAGTTAGGAGTATCTGCTACGGTGTAGTCACTTAATGATTCTTTTGTTGTTGGTGTCCCAGTGACATCACTCAATGACTGGTGTCTATAATATATACCGTTTTCTTCTTTCCAAGAAAGGTGTATTTTATCGTTTGCTCCGAGTACTGCAAACCCACCAATATTGTCACCATCTGTTAGGGACAGTCCCTGGTCACTGGTCCATGATGAACCATTGTTCTGTGAGTAGTGATAAACAACGGACTCACTAGCAGTGAAATCACGCTCATTTTGACCGTTTGATATAATTAAAAGATCACCATCTGATTGTACGACTATGCTTAAACCTGCCTCACCACCACTGTCAGTATAAGAAAATACTGCTGTATCCACAACAGCCCATTGATCAGCACTGGAGTTATCGCTAGTATTGAATCTATGATAGGCAACCATACCACTGGCTGCTTCGTGCATACTGGTAACATGAATAACATCACCATCCTGTACAGCGGATTGTGAAATAACATTACCCCAAGCCCCAGCGTTTCCGTCTGGATGATTAGCAGCGTCTACCTCAGCCCAGGACTGACCTCCATTAGTACTTTTCAACATACAGGTATCTTTTGGATAACCCCACATAACAATATATAAGTTACCATTGCTATCAGCAAACGGACCAGATTTATGTGCAGCAGGAGGGATAAGAAAACTATCAGCATTAATTTGATAATCTATATAAGTAGGTATGACTGTTGGGGAGCCAACTGCCTCAGCACTAGATACAGAATCTGGTGAGACCGTCTGGTCCATCATTACCGTAGGCTGACCTACCTGAGATGAAGAAGGAACAGAAGAAGGAAACACCATACCAGCATCTATAATAAATGATCTAGTAGTTGTCCAGTCAGACCATGTGTTAGACCCTGATGGGTCCTTTACTCTTACTCTCCAGTAATAGGTACCGTCTGGTAACTCACTTCCTGATGGAACAGTATAGGAAATCTTTTGACCGCTGGTGAATGGGTGAGTATCACCACCATTAACTGTATTAACAAACCCAGAGTCTGTGTCAGATACAAAATCTCGATCAACTAGAGGCTCTTCCCACACCCGGAATAACATGTCAAATCTGCTATCCACACCATTATTAACAGAGTAACCATCATTATAAAAGTTACCTTCATCTCCTAATTCTGTAGATGTTAAACATGCAGCACAATCCGCTTGGTTAAGACCACCTATCTGGTCCATAATAAGTACATAGGGAACACCATCACTCAAAACAATTCTATTTTGACCAGTAAAATAGAAATATTCACTCTGCCATGCAGGTGTATCTGGATATGAACCAGTAATATTTATTTGTGATGACTCAGCAATCCACCCAGGCGTTGGTGTCTCCAATCGATCAACGGCATTTAATGGTTCTGACGATGTACCAAAGGTACCTTGATGATTATAAATTCGTAGAAACACATCTACATCAGGGCTGCCTTGTTTACCAAGTGTAGTTTCAATCCTTGTTAAATAACCACCATGTCCATAGAATGACTGCCCAGGACGATCATCGACATTTCCATCACCAGCGTCCTGTAAGTGAATAATACCACCACCACCAGTTGTATCATATTCATGTACCATGGTCTCACCAGAGAAAGTATTATCACTACTAATCTGGATTTCATATTCAAGATCATCACCATCGTTGTCTGTACCAGTAAATTCTAAAGTAGGTGTGTTATCTGTTCCAAAGTCAGTTGCATCTGTTGTATTAGGTACAACTGTAGGATAAGCATGGGTGTGTAAGTCTACCGTTGTACCATAGCCAGTACCCGTAACATTTGTAGCATATGCTCTTACTCTATAATCTGTATCAGGTAATAAGGTGCCTAAAGATAAACTAAAAGAACCAGTACCAAAGTCACCGGACTCATTAATTAAAGTATCATTTATGTCTGGGTCACCGCTGCTACCTTGTAAAATACAGAAACCTCTAACACTAGCGTTTGCTCCACCTGTGTCTGTTATGGTACCATTACCATAGGCTCCTTCTTCTGTCACTGAGGAAACAGCCTGGGTAGTAACTGTAGGAATAACTGCTGCTGTCTCATCTTTGAAAGCAATAGCAACAGACATTTTGTCACCATTGTTAGCCCAGGTCCAATCCATTGTCTGGGGATTAGATGTACTCTCCAGCAAGTATTGATCTGCCTCACACCAAGCACCGTTGTCTAATTCATACAAAGCTGTACCAGTACGTGCGGAGATTGACAAACCATTAGTGTCATTAAATACAGCAGCTACGATTAACTCACCAGTACCCTCTGTTGTTATAGTAACATATGGACTATTAGTACTTGTCTCAGTCTGTGTTGCATAGGTATCAAACACAACACCAGTAGCTGCTACATAGCTTGAGGCTGCTGCATATAATGTATTTCCGTTTGAATTTGGTATTGATATATTATAAGAGGACCCGGTATCTGGACCAATAAGGTACCAGACCTCCATGTTACCCTCACCAGTTGGGTGATTAAATATACCACCACTGACCTGGGTCATTGCTGTACCGTTATAGGTTGGAGCACCACCAGCCCTAGCCGTATTCGCCGGGCTAACTTCGTTAAATATATGTAGCACTAAAAGATTAGCAGAGGCTCCTAATGTTAAAGCCTGTACTAATGGATTAGACGTACCATTAAAATGTATTTTGGTATCATAGGTATAAGCCATCTGTCCTCACTACTAATTTAACCTAAACAATCGACTCACCCAATCAAGATGAGTCGATTCATGCGACTACACATACTAACCCAACCTAGAAAGGTGGCGTAATAGTTGTCTATCCCAAGTCTATTCTTACAGCTTGAAGATTTTTTCTGTGGCAGACGACCATTGTACCGTAATATCTCCACCGTTAGGTGTGACAGGTAACCCTGTACCAGTGTCAATATAAGCAATCAACGGTGATGTGGCTGGTGTACCAGTGTCTTTAAAGATAACAATTGCTTCAACTGTGTTACCAGAGACTGTACTGAATACAACATCGGTAGCATCGAAGATACCATCTGTTGAACTTTTTCCAGACATAGCAGCAGAGGTAGCAACCACACCAGATAGGTCTGATTGAAATTCATCATTTACTAAATCAACTGTGTAAACACCTGTATCAATTAAAGCTGCTTTGATATCGTCTGTTAAAATAGCGATACCACCTTCTAAGAATTTTTGTCGTCCTTTATCATATAGAGCATTAGCCATTTCTTCCTCCTAATTTGTTACATCTTACGACTCAAAAACTACAAACGAAATTATAGGTAAAAGTAAAAAGCGGTATGTAAACACAGTATTCACAATATTTACCTATAAAATATTAATTAAAACTAAACTACCCAGGATATCTCACCTGGGTAATATTTAGTTTATTCAATTATCCTTACGCTAACTTAGCGTGTCGGATGACTGCTACCAGGTTAGGATGGACGAGCCGTAAGGCTAAGTAAGATTTCAAGAAGTAGTCGTATGAGTCTTTCGTCATAGCTAATTCCTGGAAGGTTACCAGTTTGTCAATCCGTTGACCACGGGAGTCAATCTTACCAACAAATGCAGCACCACGGTTTGGATTCACATCCACCAGGACGATCTGCTGTTCACCAGTCAGTAATGGTTTCACTGCGATCAATGAAGAATCACGTGCTCCGGTATCAGAGTAAGACTCAACACTACCATTAACTGTTCCAGCACTATCGTAGGTTTTAGCAGCGATAATGTCTAACAGTTTGTAGTCTTCAGAATCTTTCTTACGCCAGATCATGTAGAGTTTTGCATTGGCATCAGCGGTCCATGTCAGGTTAACGGTGTTGTTAGTTGTTTCTGTGGTGTCACCATCAGCGGTTCCTGCAATCTGTTCACCGAACAGAGTTACAGAAGAAATCTGATAGAGATACACACCATCAGCTAACGACCCACCAGCAGCCTTTGTTCCGGTAACGGCTGGTGAAGTTGAAGTGGAAGCAGGAACAACAAAGTCAGATTCGAGAATCGGAGCTTTGCCGTAAGCGTCCATTACAATTTTACCATCGGCTAATTCAGCCTGTGTTAAAGGAAGTTGGACTTTGGTCTGGAGACCGTCAACAATCTGTTTCATCCGTAAACCCATCATCCACAGTTTCGGGTCATTACGAACCTGACGGAAACCTTGGACTTTGGCTAATGCAGCATCCATGTCATCGAGTGTGATTTTGTTCCCACCAGCGTCAATGACGTTACCGGGAGCATAAGCAAACACACGTGGGATTATACCGGAAAACTGGTAAGCATCACCAGTGAAACCGATATCGTTTGCGGTACCAAAAAGTGCGCCATACTCGAAAGTATTAGCCATACCCTCTAAGGAACCTTCCAATTCCAGTGCCAGAGCATCAATGAAGCCCTCATCCACTGTTTGTGCAAAACCAGTTACTCCACCCCAGATTCTCTGAATCTTGAGGGAGACGGTTTTACGTACATATGCACCGCTTTGCTGATTAGCAGGAGCAGTTTCGCCCTCGAACCAAGCAGCAGGGTGGCTAGAACGCACGTTATATTCGTGGGTCTTACCTTCAGCCTGGATAACGTCCATCAACTCCAGAAGTGGTTGCAGTTTAAGCAATTCTTCGTGAAGGAATGGGTCCAGATCATAAGGTTGCAATGCAGCCCCATCACCGCTGGAAACTAAGGCTTTCTTTAATTCTGTAGAAATACCCATCTTATCCTCTCCTTATCGAGCAACCTTGAATTTGTCTAAGAGAGCTTCTCTCAGATTTCCAGGCTGCATGTTTTTATTAATATCTTCTTGTTCATCAACCTCTTCCTTTGTAGGGAGGTTTGTTTCTTGAACTGCACCTTTACGGTTAGCAACAGGTCCAAGTTTCTCTAATTCATCTTCGTCTTCCAGGTCTTTATCAGCTTCTTGCTTACTGTCAGCTTGCTCTTGTACGGGAGCCTCCACTGCAGTCTCTGCTTTTTGGCTTTGCAGACTATTGGTTAACGTGACAAGATTAGCAGTAATTTGGACTAAGTTTTCGAGTACTTTAGAAAGTCCATCTATAGACTCAATTTCTTTTTCCTCAACAACCTCATCAGCTACTTCACTTTCAGGTTCCAATTCTTTTACTTCATCTGATTCTGGAATTACTTCCTCATCAGTTTCAGTCATCTTATCTTCGGATACGATTTCTTTTTCCATCTCTGGTTCAACATCTTTTTCAATGTCTGCCTCTGCATCCTTATCTTCCTGGACATCTTCCTCTACGGATTCGTCCAATTCTTTAGTCTCTTCAACTACTTCGTCAGTAGGTTCTGAGACCATTTCATCGGAAGTCTCTAAATCTTTTTCTTCTATAATGTCTTCTGCCTTAGGTTCGACTTCCTGATCTAATTCTTTATCTTTGCCCATTTTATTCTCCTGTCCCACGAAAGCATCTAAGCCTTTGGCAACTGCCTCCATACCGTACTCCCGTGCAAATTCCCGTAAAGCTTCTGTTTGTGGAACAGTTTTTAGTTTGGCATCATAGTTAGCTGGGTGATCAACTAAGGATATCTCAGCTAATTGGTAGTCGTGAATAACCCAACCACCGTCTCTATCAATCTCAATATCATCAAAATTAATAAGGATTCCAACACTTAGAGCAGTGAGCAATCCACGTTCCACCATGAAAACAGCTTCGGGGTCAATTACTTCAAACTCTACCTCATTCCAATCAAGACCATCTGTTGTACCAATTCGAGTAACTTTCCCTACAGGTTTTGGAAGGTGCATTAATCTAATATTCCCCCACTCTCTGTATTTTGGAAGTGCTCTATCTGTAGCTTCACGGGTTATAATGTCCCCAACTTCGTCTTGCTTGTCAGAAGTAAAATACCCAGTCGTCAATAATGAACCGTCTGGGGTCTTGGTAAAGTTTTTATCGACCTTACCGTAAATAACCTTTCTTACCATCTGCATATCTTTTGCCATAAAATCTCCTTAGCGTCCTGCATTGTTAAGTGCAGCTTCACGGATTCGTTTAGCCTGTGACTTATTCTTAAAGGCTTTCTTAAATTCCTGTTCAGGAACATCAAGGACCATCTCACAACTAATGGCTTTTATCCCTCCATGAAATTCGTAAGGTGCAGCCCATTCACTTCGCCAGTTGTCATACAAACTTTCATTATCTTTTTCTGAAAGATAAGCATCGATTGTAGTGCCCCTAGCAACTGATAGACCAGACCGATAACTAACTCTTTCTACTCTCATTGCCATAGTATTCTCTCCAATAGCTTCAAACGTTTATACACGAAAAAGACAAAACTTGTACATTATTTTGGTTGCTGGTTGTTAACATATCGGCTTAATTCCTGTATCATACTCTTGGCTGAGACTGAAGACACAGCATTAACCAATTGATAAACAGCCCTAACAACTGGGTCTGATGTGTAAAACACTTTAACAGAACCACATTCTGGACATGTAATATTTAAGTTTGGTCCGTTCGTCCTAATAAATTTTCCATCAACCTCTGGTTGTAACTCTCCACCAACCATATGCCCTAACACTTTAGAGCAATCAACACAATACCACTCTGTTTTACTATTTCTTACACCCATTAGTAAACCTCCTCAATAACAGATATTACATCATTGAATATCTTTGCAACATCCTCAATTTCTTTAGCATGCTCTAACTCATGCTGCACCAACTCATTGATATCATCAGGAATAACATCAGAGTCAAACTTTCGTAGGCTCTTACCACGTTTCATCCTGTTGGTAACCATAGCTTTCCAGGTCCTTATCTCTTTTAACAAACTATCCCGTGGTGTTTCATCATGTTGATCACCCCGTGGTGGGTCCTGGTCATCCAGAGTAGGCTCACCAGTTTGACTAGGTGAATCAGGTTCTATCGGATTACCCTCTGGTGGGGACCCTTGATTATTGCTACCATCGCTTTCGTTGCTGTCACCTGTACCTTTAGGGACGGTGTAGTCATCACCACCATCATCCTCTCTAGGCTCCTTGCCAAGATCAGCACGTATTTCATTAGCGTTAAGAACGCCCTGTTGTCGGTATCTCATGTGAACGGTAGCTTTTTCAACAGCAGTTAAGAAGTCTGGGTTATGGAATTTCAATTCCCAACCACGGATACCAAATTCTCTTAAATGAATTTGCTCATAGAAAGCTAATTCAAATGGTTTAAATAATGGAACCATGGAAGACTCATGAAATTCTCTACGCATTTCACGTAGGTTTGCTGAGGCAAGGTCTGCTGATAAGCCAAGCTTCGCACCATTAACACCTGCAACAGCTAACTCTTCTTCTCTACTCTGCGATCTCGATTCTTGGTAAGGTAATGCAGATGGGTAAGGTCGTAATTCCTTTACATCAAAATCTCCCTGCACAGCTACCATACTTTTACCAGTGTTACCAGAACCTGAGTGTTTTACCGTAGCCCAGTTAACAAAAGTCTCAAACGATTCATCACTTGTATCTGGTGACAATACATAAACAACCTCTGGAGCATCTCTGTTTCTCATATACTCCCGGGCTGCTGTCTGTAGATAGATATCGATTGGTAATGTAAATGTAGATAGCGATTCGAAATCTGTGCCACCTAGTGGTGAGCCCCTCCAATCAGGGTCAGTAATATATACTATATCGTGTGGGTCAGAAAATTCTACTTTGTCTAGCGGATTAGATGATAGATATTGAATAAACGCAACATTCCTATCAAAGTTTCCTAACTTGTCTACATTAGGAACAACCAACCCAGGGAGGAAATCTAATCCTAATGGGTTACCTTCTGCATCTCTTAGGATGTGATAGGCTGCCTGTCCAAAATATCTAAAATATTCTAATCCTATTTTTAATTTATATGCGAATGATTGGAAGTCTTTAATGTTAGTCCAGTCCCGATTATCCATCATATAAAAACGCAATAAACGTCTCCTCTGTAGATCGGGAGCGTTTCTTCCATACTCTTCATGTCTTTGTAGCGACCACCATGCCCCAATAGCAGACCTACCTATTGTGCTCAGAGAGGCACGTAGGTAACCATGCTGCTGTATAGTATCCATTAAAGTCCAAAATCCCATAAACTGCTGCAGAGTTGTTCCCATAGTCTGCTTAGTATATGTTGTTCCGTATTGAGTTATCTGGGGTGGACTTCCTGTAATTGGCGCACGTATGACTGCCACCTGTGGTGATTGTTTAGTTGTAATAATTCCAGGTGACACTGCACTCCTCCTTCTCAAGTTTTTCTCAACCGTAATTGTCTCAATTGCTACAAACGTTTTGCCTTTTAAAAAGAAAAAGAGACCGCTGTTTTAGCGATCTCTCTTGTACACTTATGGACTTTAGTCGTTATAAATGAACGGTCTGCTTGCTCCGCACCCCCTACCGTCTGTTCCACCACAGTGGCGTGACTCCTTAGGGTTAACTGTACCACAGTAGCTACACTCCCATTCAATTTCTTTTTTCTTTTTTACTTTAACTTCTTCCATGCTTGCCGTTATACTTACTGGACCTGTGGTCTCCAAAGTAATTGTATAACTTTCTATATTATCCCAACCCATCTGGTGTTCTAATGATACAGCAAAAGCATCAACCATCTGAATGGTTCCATCAGGGTACTCTAAATAAACCTTCATCCTATCACCAGGAACAGGTACAGGTGCATGACCCATTCTATGTGAGGGGTAAGGAACAGCCATTAGTCGTCATCCTCTGGTAGGGAGTCAAGCAGCATCTGTATCTCTGAAATAAGTGTGTTCATATTAATTCTGCATTCTTCAATAGACACGCTATTATCAGAAAATAAATTCTGTACTGCCTCTACAGCTTTATCATATAATTCTTCGTTATTCATCCTCGTCCTCCTCAACAACTTCATCAACCACTGGCTCACGTTCAGATAAAGCCTCATCGTGTAATTCCATAAGCTTCTCATAGTTTCTCTGTACGACCTTTGCACCCTCTAGTGCTTCATGAGGGAATGGTTCCGGTTCAACACCAAGAGATTTAGAAATATTCTCTCCCGATCTGTATTTAAGAAACTTTGTTTTACCGCTATTAACCATGGAAGAGTACAGATTTCTAACATCGATGATGTCATCAAATGGGTAAGCAATGAATGCTAATTCAGAACCCATAAATGTTTTAAGAAACTTGGCGTCAAAGTTTGGATTCTGCCCTACTATGGTTGCTTTCTTTTCTTTAATTCCATTAGTGTACAAGAAAGCAAGAAACTCATCCCTAACTTCTACAAATGGACGTCCGTGTTCCTGTAAGAATTCCCAGGTTAAACCATTAACCTCTAATGCTTTTGGTGAAGCTTTAGCCCACTCTTCAGGAGTAGGTAAAATATATGCTTCATATTCGGCATACTTGTCTACTTTATTTCCAACCTTATCAATAACTGCCCCAATTGACAAGATAACAGCACCCTCACTGGGTTCAAGACCGCTGGTCTCAAGGTCTATATACAAAATTCTTTTAGCCATTCTTCTCACTCCATTCTTTATAACACTGAGGACATGCCATTTTTTCATCATCGTCTATAACAACATAGTCCCATATATCAATTAAGCCATCCCTCCAACTTTCTGGTGGTGCTACTACTGGGTCTGAGTAAGGTGATACGTTTTCTTGTGTTATCCACATGCTCCCACAAACCTCACAAGTCCACATATTAACTTGTAATATTCCCATTAACCCTCCGTCTCTCTGTCAAAACGTTCCATAGCTTCTTTATAGTGACTCCATTCTTTTAACCCAAGGTCTAAAAGTATCTCTATAAATAGCCTATCCTGGAATGCCTCACTCTTCATCCTTTCATAGTCAGCTTTCTTTAGTGTAACTAATTCTGTTATTTTACTCATCTTTACCTATAAGTGTAACCAGCTTTGCGTCATTCGAAAACAGTATTGTTATGTCATACCCTGCCCATCTTTTGGCTACGTCTGCAATGGCATCCTGGGTATCCTTGTCTCCTTCTGGCAAAATTAATATATATTTCTTACTAGGGTCCAAAGGAATGACCTTCTCACCTAGTAAATCTAATAGCATTTTTCTTATGTCTCCTACAAATTGTTTTAAATATTCTTGAATTATATTCTCAACAATTGGTTTTAAGTATTCTTTAATCATAGACATACCTCCCTATAATATTACTTATTCCGGTTAGAGTTTCTTTTCTTTTAAATCTCTTTTTGATAACTATCTAAGGAATCTTTTCCGCAAGTACCTATTCCCTCTCAAGACACACTCCCCCCATCCTGCAAGAAAAAAAAATAATTCTTTTCTCACGTAAGTGGGGGGAGCGAATAACTTATCCGCTTACAGTAGTTTAATAACCTGCCCAGGTCTCGCTTTACCAGGTACCAGCATACTTTATTTATAACGTCTCATCGGACCTAAAGCTGTTTTGGTTTCACTACCGCCCCATCGAGCACGGGGTCTATAAAAAATCATGGCTGAAGTAGTAGAGCCTTGCGCCATTCTGGGGACTCTACCTAATGTGTGTAGAACAGTTTGAAAGGGTGTTCCTGTCCGTCAGCAACTTGTGTAGCCAATGTGTTACCATTGCCCGACCACGATTAGTTTCTATAAAGTGTAATCCGACTGACCTAAGATTACAAAATGTGTTATATCACCAATAAGTATACCACTAAAAAACAGCAAGTCAAATAACTATAGATACTCTTTTAGAAACATGTTATCAATTACCCACATTATGTCTTCATCTTCATAATTTTCTTGTACTCTCTTTAATTTGTAAGACAGTGGGAATGGCATCTCATACTCCTCTTCTTTAATTCTATGTTCAGAATACTCAGCAAGTTGCTCTACCGGGACCTCAGCTAGTAATCCAACAATACCAGTTATTATTTCATTCTTTGGTTTGTTCTCATCTTCTGGCTCTGGCTCCTCATCATCTTGGTTTGCACCAATGATAGCAACTCTACTTCTTTTACCACGGGCTACATCCATTGCAACTTTTAAATATGACCAAGCATGTGCTAAGTGGTCCGGTCTTAGGTGTCTCCAAACAGCTACTTCAACGGTACCCTGTCTTTGTTTTCTTACTTCAACATCACGTTTGATTGCTGTTAAGTGATCAATTACTAATTCAATATCTGGGTGCAGTGCAGTAGCATCTCCAGGCAAACCCCACATGCTTTTATGAATCTCATCCATCATAGCATCAAAGGCTGCTGTTCTATTTATGGTAACAGTTGTAACAATATTTTTCAAGGCTTTCTCATGAAGACCTTTTTTAGCTACAAATACTTCCCGTTGTTCTGAATAGTCTGCTACCAGTACTCTTCCTGGAAATCTCCTAACCATTTTAATAGCTTCGTGCCTATTTGGATTACCATCTATTACGGCTTTCTTAACTTTATATAAGTCCATTAGTTGTGCTACTCGATCAAAACCTTTTTCTAGTGGTACCAATTCTACATGTACTATTTTTCTAAATGTTGAGTGTGGCTCTATTTTTCCAACCAGGACTTGCAATTCATTACCCTGGTCAACACCCATATAATACCCGGACTCACCATCTCTTATGGTTTCAAATGGGAACGGCTCCAGGAAACAGTTACTTAATATATCATCACGTGTCAGGCTACCACCCCCTAATTCGTATGGCTTACCTAAACGTTTTCTATAGAATTCCATGGTAGTGGTAAGGGGGTCTCTGAAAACTTTGTATAACTCCACAGGATTATGTGTTAGCATCTGATGGATATGGTACCCTGGGTTATCCGTAACATCTGGATTCTTTGGTACCCATCTACCTTTTTGTATTTGTTCAGCAGATAAACGTGCATCACAATACATACATCCATAGTAGACATCGGTTGGTTTATTAGCTGGACCATTAACATGTAATGTTTTTTCCCAGTCTAACTCTTGTTCCTTTCCACATTTTTCACACTTAACCAGCCACTCCCTCTGATCTGTTTCTAAATAGAGTGCATGGATTCCATAGTTAGAAAGTGTTGGTGTGGATAAATAAGTTTGTAGTTTCCAGACAGAAGCATCCATACGGTTCTGAGCCATGCCCATAAAATTTATATCGGATAGATCAACTTCGTCAACATATAAGGCATCAGCCGGGAGCATACGTGGCTCAACAGATAACTCCATGAAATACAAAAAAGAATCACCAATTCTTTTAGCATGTACACTATCTGGCTCTGCACCTTTCAGCTTAGCTAGATAGGGAGAAGCTTTAATCATTGGGTCAACTCTTGTTGTTACCATGTCGGTAACGTCCTGCTGTCTTGGTAAGGTATAGAAAATACGGACGTCCCAATTAGAAGCAAAGTGAAACATCTTAGTCAGGCTGAGAGTGCTTATCCCAGCCTGAGTAGATTTCATTATGGACATTTTCCTTGGTGTGCCTACTGGATACTTTTCTATTTCCCATGGATTAACTTGTGCATATGGCTCAATAATCCATTGTCTTCCAGCGACATCCCACTCTCTTTTTTGTCCCAGGTCAAGGTAGATTATACCAAATGACAGGGGGTCTCTTAAAGTTAAACTTTGAATTTCCTCTGGTTTTATCATGCTCACACTCCACCTACTACAATCGCATTCAAAGCAAAAAGGTTAGGTTTCGTTTGCAATTGCTCTTACACTTCCCTCATCAAGAAGGTAGACCATCTCATATTCAGATACTTGGAGATGGTGACCAGTTAATAAATGTTTTGAAAGGCTCTTATATCTCTTTCCACACATATGGCATTGGATACCATCATCATTTACATCAAACTTACCCAACTCACCAAATGGGGGGTTACCCTCCTCATCTAATTCAGGTATATTAATTTCAGATCGTGAGTCTATTATTCTAACGATACCCTCTATTGGCTCATCTTCTGCATTCTCTCTTTGATTAGCCAGTTGTTGTGAGATGTAATCCAAAGCTTGTTGGTTGCCATTAAGAACGGTTTGTCCTAATTCATGTGTAACACTTATATCAATTTTTTGACCAGCAAGAAGTCCCATAATATACCTGGATTGTGCAGCGACAACGGCTGCTACCCTAGTATTAACATCTTTGTCATTCAAGTCTATGTCCAGGATATCCATTGATCTCTGTGCTGCTTTTAGGAATTGTTGTTCAATAACTCCCATCCTCCACTTTATTAAGGTATCACGTTTAGTAGCCAGCACCTGGGCAATTATAGGATAGCGTGATATCCAGTTTCTAATCGTCTGTGTTGTGGTTCCTACTTTCTTAGCTGCCTCATACATAGGATACCCGGCTAATAAGTATTCTGTAACCTTCACAACATCTTCTGGAAGGTCCTCCCCAGATAGTTGCTCAACTAAATCATCTATGATACTGTTCCAGCTTGCATCGTCTATATTCGGGACGTTTGCTAAATCTTTATTCTGAGGCTTTTTTTCGTCTGACTTTGCCATTATGTAAACCTTTCCTGTAACTTATATAATCATAATCATCTGGTGCTGTCGTGCCATCTAATTCAACTTCAAATGCAATTATATTCTTGTCTCTCCTACGCTGTCTTTGTGTGTCCTGCCATAGAAATCTAAGCCATGGCTCCCACTCACTTGATCGATTGCCATAAATTTTTTCGCAGTCAGAACATATAGCAAATGTATAGGTAATCGATTTACCACATACTAAGCATTTGTTACTCATCATTTCGTATCTCCCCTAGACTTTCTAAATCTTTCTGTATTTCTCTTAACCTTTTCTTAGCCCTCCGATTAAGGTAGCCTGTACCTTGTTTTGTCCGTCCGATGATTTTACCTACTTCAAGTTGTGTAAATCCATGGGCTCTTAATAGAATCACAACTTTGTAGTTTTCTGGGAGTCTACTTATTGCCTCCTCAAGAAACATCTTTTGGAATATCGCCGATTCTTCTTCTTTGTTAATAAGATCATTCATATTCTCTCCCGATAATCTTAGATTATATCATATAATATGTGCAAAATCAAGCAAGTGGTAGGTGAATTTTCTCTTGCTTGATTTTATAAAAAGTGATATACTTAATCACAAGTAGTGTAAAAATAAACAGGAGGTTTATTAATGAATGCTTTAAATAATAGTTGTAGGTTTAAGGGTAATGTTGGGAAGGACCCGGAGATTCGGTACTCCCCCAGCGGAAGCCCAGTCGTTTCAATCAGTTTAGCAGTAAATAAGTTTGTCTATGACAGCAAGGAAAAGAAAACAAAACGTGGGGGTACACAATGGATACGCCTTACAGCTTTTGGTGCCCTTGGTGAACACATGGCACAACTTGTTACCAAAGGTGCAACCATCATGGTTGACACGGAATACTCAACAAAGGAGTATATCGATAAGAATAAAGTAAAACGGATATCACATGACTTCATTGTCCGTGAATTTGAAATGGTTAAATTCGGGGCAGGATACAAAGGTGGAGAGGGTGATAACCAAGTTGAAGATGCTGCAGGTGAGTCAGAGGATGACTCTTATGATGACACAGAATATGTGGATGAGGAAGAACCATTCTAAATGAAACTAAACCTGGATAGACTTTCTAAGAAGGTTATAGAGCAGGGTCCTTTAGTAACAAACGATGACTCTTATGAGGCTCTCTTTCACCTATCCAGTGCCTACAACGCTATAAAAAGGTTGGAGAGTAAGGGGATAGATATTGAATTTAATGGTAAACCCCTTATTCTCCCCTCAATAGAAAGAGCGTTTAGGGAAGTACTTCACATAAGAAAAGACCTGCCAAATGGAATGTTGGATACAAGCATTATATCAAAGTATGGGAGGCTTTATGAAACAAACAAGAAAAATTAATTTTACATTAAACACAACGGAGAATAAATCAATAATTGTAGCCACTGTTTCAGTATCGGTGAGTGTACGACCAGACATGGCAGCATATGCTAATAATTTGGGGATTGACCCAGAAGCACTTTCAAACTTAATAGAGATGAAGCTTGACAACATCATGGCTTCTGTAGCAACATCAGTTAATGAACCGTTAGAGGACACATGGAGTTAATCCACATATGGACTGACGGTGGTGGAAGAAACCCTGGAGTAGGTGGGTGGGCAGCATTTTTAACTGACAATCGAAGAGGAAAAATATTCGGTAGGTTTGAAGGAAAGACCACAAATAACAGATCAGAAACAAGGGCAGTAATCCTAGGTCTAACAAAGTTAAGAAGACCATCAGAAGTATTAATACATACAGATAGTATGTACGTTATTAGAGGAATAAACAAATTAAAAAATGGTGATATGTTAAAAACCAACCAGGACCTGTGGTTCCTTTTAGAGAGTAGGCTGAGTGAGCACCTGGAAGTTAATGCTGTTCATACGAATGGTCACTCACACGACAAGATGAACAATATAGTTGATAAGGTTGCAGGGTACTGTGCCTCAAATAGGGAATCAGTTAAAATCGTTATACCTGATATACATGAATTATTAGCTGTATACAATAACAAAATGAAAATGAGCACCCTACTAAAATGGGGTGATCAATATGAATAAGAAAAAATGGACACCCTCTGATAAGAAGAAGCAATATAAGAAACTTCATAAAGAAGAAGAGAAGCAGGAAAAGGAAGCATTAAGAAATTATAGGCATGTGCAGTCAGCACTTGCTATTGAAAGAGATGATAACGTATGCGTATTCTGTTACTTCCAAGGAAGAGGCAGGGTACCTAGAGCAGAGTTACATCACGTATATGGAAGAGGTAAGGAGCCAGGAGACTTCAGAGAAAACTACCAGAATTTACTGTCTACATGCAAAGCATGTCATCCTCCTCCGATACACCAACCGGGAGCAAGCAAGTCTTTAAGCTGGGTTGAAGACATCAGAAAATTGGCTAATGAAAAGCCAATAAACAGTTTGTTTTTTAAGTGAAAAAGTGTTTGTAGGAATTGAGGAAGTTAATGGCTGATAAAAGTTGGAAAGCTTGGGAACGGCGTGTGGCAAAATGGTTTCCAGATGGACGCCGAAGAGGAGCAGACTTTAGGGGTGACCACTCGGGTAAATCCGATGTGATTAGCGATGGGTGGTCTATCGAAGTAAAGCTACTGGGTAGACCAACCTACGGAGGTATGAAGGACGCTGCTAGACAGGCTGAAACAAATAAAGAACACCCGAGCGACATCCCAGTCGCTATTGTAAAAAAGAAGGGTGACCCAGATAAAGATGCCTTAGTTGTTATGCGGTTGGAATCATTCTCCGAATACTTTATTAACAGAAAGTAACAGTATTTATTACAACTTAATAAAAGATACGGGTCTAGCAATGACCCGTTTCTTTGTCTATATATGTACATTGGAGGTAAAAATGGAAAGTAATTGGTTTGTGGATGAGTTTTCGGAGAGAATTTGGGAACAGAAGTATAAGGGTGATACAAATTCTATAGAAGAATTTTTTGAGAGATTGGCAAAGTTAGTAGCAAGAGGTGATGAGGCACTAGCAAAGAAGTTTTATAAATTAATGTATGAAAAGAAATTTATTCCTGGGGGAAGAATACTAACTTACGGAGGAAGACCAGAGGCTCATGTCTCTCTAATGAATTGCACCACACACCAAATAGAAAAAGACAGTCTTGAAAGTATATCGGAAACTGCTTATGTTCTTATGAGGGCTTCTAGCCGTGGTCAAGGTATTGGTGTTGACATTAGTAAACTGAGACCAAAAGAGGCACCAGTAAACAACGCAGCAAAAACAAGTACTGGGTCCATATCATTTATGGAAATGTTAAATAGTATTGGCAGCACAATCGGGCAAGAAGGTAGACGTGCTGCTATTTTATTTTCTCTTGACATAACCCATCCAGATATCTTTCGTAATGGAAGTAAAGATCAACCATGTCCGAGATGTGAACAGGCTGGGTGTGACTATTGTAATAACACAGGGTATCTACCTTATGACTTTTTGCATGTAAAGAAAATATCAGGTAAGGTGGAGAATGCCAACATATCTATTAAATTATCAGATGAGTTTCTAAATGCTGTTGTCGCTGACAAACCGTGGCTTATGGAATTCACCGGAAACTCTAGCAGAGGAATAATTAAAGAAACCCGTGAGGTCATGGCACGTGATCTGTTTATGACTTTAGCTAAGTCTGCACATGAGTCAGCAGAACCAGGAATACTTTACTGGGATACAGCCAAACGAATGTCAAACTCTGACGTACATGGATACCCAATCGTGGGGGTTAATGCCTGTTCAGAAGAGAACCTGGACCAGGATGGTGTTTGCGATCTAGGCTCGATAAACTTTGTAGCTTACGTAAGAAATCCTTTCAGTGCTCATGCCTATTTCGATATGGAATCATTTGTGGAAGACATTAAAACTGCTGTTACATTTTTGGATAATGTTATTGATATAGAATTAGAAAGAGGGTATTACATCAGTGAAAAACAAAAACAATCCCTAGAACAAATAAGACGAATAGGACTTGGCGTGATGGGCACAGCAGATATGCTTGCTATGCTTGGATATATTTATGGTTCTGAAGAATCTATTGAGTACTTGCGTAAAATAGCTAAAGCGTTCAGAGACGCAAGTTACAAGGCATCTAATGATCTTGCTATTGAAAAAGGTCCTGCTCCAATATGGCTAATCCGCAAAGAGGAAAGAGAACAATTGGTTAGAAAAGCATTCTATGCTACTCTCGATCAAGAGATGAAATCTAAAATAGTTGAACATGGTCTAAGAAATGTAACAATAATGAGTATTGCACCAACAGGAACAATAAGTAATTTAATTGGTGTATCCTCTGGAATAGAACCAATCTTTGCTCATAGTTACACAAGGATGACTCGGATACATGGTTATGATGAATATATAAATTATGTTCACCCAGGTGTACAAATGAGTAGAGTGGCAGGACTACCAGACGAAATATACCCAACAGCTTATGAGGTAACACCAACACAACACCTAGAAGTACACGGAGTGTTTCAAAGATACGTGGATGCAAGCATCTCAAAAACTTTAAATTTCCCAAAGACATCCAGTATTCAAGATGTTTATGATGCTTACTTAATGGCATGGAACCTGGGTATAAAAGGCTTGTCTGTTTATGTAGACGGGTCCAGAGACCTACAGGTATTATTCCAGGAAGATGATGATGAGGATGAAGAAGAGAGTGGGGAGACGTGCCCGGAGTGTGGCTCACATAACCCACTTATGCACAAAGAAGGATGTATCGAGTGTGCAGTCTGTGGTTGGTCCCTATGCACTTTGTAAAATGTGGTATAATTAATTGTGAGGTGAGACATGGCAACAGTTTCAGTAATACTTATTCCAGTAATAGTGTTTGGAGCATTGTTTTATGGTATCCTTATAGGCAGGAGAATTTCTAAGGATAATAGTAACACTGCTAAAATATTAGATAGCCTCCGTGAAGAAGGTTACTATGAATATGAATTTACTTCTTTTAATTGTGATGATAAGTAAAGGAGAGTGAGAGATGAATTGGTTTGCAGATGCTAGTACACGTTTAAAGAGGAGTTGGGTTGTAATCCCCGTAACTTTGTTGTTTATCTTTATGTTCGTGGTAAGTGCTGCACTGATGTACGAAGACTATTCAACAAGCAGGTTGGGGTATGAGGCTCTTCCAACAAGAAAAGCTAATGACTGGGTAATCCCGTTGGTAGCCCTCTTACCCCAGCTTGGTCAGGTAGGCTTTGCTTATGTATTCTTGGAGAACACAAAGAAAACTTGGGCAGGGTTTATAACAGGAGGTCTCTTTGCTGTTGACTTATTTACAGATGTTTATTATAAGGCTCATGGAATGGCACCTTTTGTGTGGGAAGTAGCTGCTGTAGAATCAATAGCGATCTACACAATAGGTAGTGAAATAATGATGGCTACTAGCCTGGGAATGCTGGCTCAACTTGCTCCGCACTTTTCTAAAAAAGTTGGAGAGTTGCTATTAAAAAATAATAGTAGCACCCCCCAGGTACCTATTAGGAGAGGAGGAGTGAGAAGTGGAAATCGGACAAGTTAATCTATTTTTTATTGGTATCTATATTGTTGTCTGGACCGTAACCATTGTATGTGGGTATGCTATATACAAACGGTTAAAGAAAAACATAAGGGACATGCACTCATGGGAGAACCTTTACGGCTTATCAGGTGAGACACCCGAACAAGAATTTATAGCAAGACATTTTTTAAATGCCCTGCATAAAATGTATGTACTCTTTATAAAAAAGAATCATGACTACGGTCCAAAAAATCTAAGTGCAAGTGGTCGTAGAGGTGTAGCAATAAGGCTTGGTGATAAAGTATCCAGGCTGTGGACTTTGCTGGGTCTGACAAAATTTGATAATAAAAGAAAAGTTGAAGATGAAGACTCTGCTAGTACATGGCTGGACACAGCAAATTATGGTGTTATTGGTTACCTGATGGATATTGGAATCTGGGAAGAAACCGGAATAGATGATATTATTGGTGATGATGCTATGTATCAATATATATTATCTAAGCTTGAACATGATAAAGTTGCTCAACAGGCACTTCTTGACTGGTTGGTTGCTACAATAACTTTCGATGACTTCCAGGATAAGGTTGATATATTGTTTGATGACAGGGGAATTAGTAAGTAATCCCTTGACAAAAAAAGTGACCTGGGCTATACTTAATAGCACAAACATGGTGTATGACGCACAGTTACCTTGCCCGGTAAAAGGATTGGGGTTAAAATCCCCTCTGTTGATTTGAACCTTAACAACTTACTGCGTGGTTTCAGCAAGACGTTAGGGTTTACATTGCCCTGCTACTACCTAATAATCTCCTTTCGAATTTTATTTTGGCTTCAATAGTAGCAGGGCATAAACTCTTTTTGTGTGATCGTTTAATTGTGAAAACTGTAGAGTGTTTGAGGAGAGATTTAGTAGAGAGTGATGTTCTCCCAATAAGTTGTTAAGGAGAATATTATGACAGTACTAGGAATTGATGTGTCGGTGTGGCAGGACAATAACTCTACACCACAAAAAATGGATTTTACAAAAGCATACGATAAAGGAGCACGGTTTGTGTTTATCAAAGGGTCCCAGGCAAACTGGGCTGATGAAGACATACTGTACAACTGGAAGTCTGCTAAAGATGCAGGTCTGCTGAGGGGTGCTTACCACTTCTTTGTATGGAACGTAGACCCAATTGTTCAGGCGCAATATGCTTGGTCAATTATTCATTCGGACCCTGGGGAAATGCCTCCAGTAGTAGACTTTGAATACTGGGGAACACCCCCAGCAAATGCCTCAGATTTATTGTGGAAGTATGTACGTGAGATGGAAAGATTATCTGGAAGAAAGCCAATAGTTTATACAGGCGCATTCTTCTGGAAAGATCACGGAACGGGAGAGACTGCCTGGAAGAATTATCCTTTATGGATAGCCAGCTACACAGACCAGACCTACATGGAAAACAATGTCAAAAACATTACTCCATGGGACACCTGGACCTTCTGGCAATACACATCTAAGGGTGACGGTATCGCATTCGGTGCTGAGTCTTCTGGTCTAGATATGGACTTGTACCCAGGAAGCTACGAAGACTTACAGAAATTCTGTGGTATAACTTCTAGTGAGCCTCCTACAGAACCTCCAACACCTGTTGATGGATTCACTCCAGAAGAGGCAAAACGGCTAGATGATCTAATTAGAACAAACATTGAATTATACAAAGACATTAAAGCGTCATTAGAGAAAGCTGATGCAAATGAAAGGGAGGCTGTAGTCCTTACTCAAAAGCTAAGAGACATCTATAAATAATCAGTGTATTCCCGGGTAGCTTAATTGATAGAGTATCTGACTGTTAATCAGAAGGGTGTAGGTTTGACTCCTACTCCGGGAGCCTGTGGAATACCGTTGACTTGCTGGTTCAAACAAATCCACTAAACAATAGTTAAGCAACCAGTCCCAGGGGTGCGTCTGGGAGAAACGCACAACCTTGCGGAGTGTTCTAAATGGTAAGAAACTCGCTTTGGAAGCGAGATGATATCGGTTCAAGTCCGGTCTCCGCAACTAAGTACCCTATAACTTGGTTTAGCCGAAGGGGAACAGCAGATACTACCCAAAGGTCATACAGGCTTATTATAACCTAGACTGCGATAGAAGGTACTTAAGGAAATTAGTAGTAACAGGAGGGGTGGTACGATAACATAAACCTTCGTCCCCTAGCGCAACCCCCGTTACAAAAAAGTCCTATAGGGACACAAAAAACGGACTACTAATTTTCCTGATTTAGGAGGCTACTACTCCTCCGGTTTGGACTAAGATGGTATTTGAAGATATTAGTAAGTTACCGGAAACTTGTATCTAATACTACTGCCTCAGGAGTTATACCAGAATACCAGGGTTGGAAGTAACTTGTAGTAGCCTACCTATTTTAAAAAGGAGAGATGTAAGATGTTAATTAAAACTGTTGTAGGAGGAACAAAAGAGGTCGAAGTGTATTCAACACACTATTTCGGAGAAGGAAACTTTGGAACAAATACTAAAGTAACAAAAGTGCTTCTCACAGTACCCGGTAAAAAACGTGACAATTATGCGTTTGAGGGTATTGCTGTAAAGCACCCGAATGACAGACCAGATCGATGGCTTGGTTTAAAGGTCGCTTTCCGTAGAGCAGTGAAAAAAGCGCAAAGAGCAGGACAGATCAGCCAGGAAGAAAAGATCGAATTGTGGGAAAAATTGTTTGTAGCAAAATCACACAACTATAAAGATGACATTTATGTTGATGTTGTCGATATGGAAGAAGCACCTGCTGAGTCATCATTGTTGTTTGCTGAAACAAATTAAGTTTACTGGGGATGTAATGGCTTCGACATGGAAAAGGTACTAAAAGGACTAGCACAAACTTTAAAACGCCAAAGAAGAATCTTTAGCTGATGTCCTGTTCGCAGGACCGTCCTTGGCTGATGCGTTATTCAGCCAGCACGTCTTAGTAACTGTCTAATCAAAACAGTCGGGGACCTATGCACCCGTGATAGCAATGAGCATAGGTGGTATCCCTTGCCCAGGTTCGGACTGAGAATGAGGCTATCTGACTACCGGATATAAAACTAAGTAGAACGCTAGTAACGACTTGAACAAACTTTTTTATGGACCCGGGTTCGACTCCCGGCATCTCCACCTTGTATGTTAGGAGGAATCTGTGGACATTAAATATAAAGAGAAACCAAAAGATAAAGAAACCGTAGGGATATTACAGGTTAGCTGTAAGTTATGCGGTAACAAAACAGAAGTTGTGATATTAGACACCTGTGAAATAGGAGCCATAAATGATGGTTGGTATCTTATTATAGATAGGGGTAAGTTTTTAAATGACATGGGTGTTATCACTGGATTCTGTCCAGAGTGTTCTAAAAACATAGATCACATAACAATTGAATTTCATTAAGGAGTGTGTATGACACCAGATCAGTGGGCATTAATATATACAGGTTCCCTTATAGGAGTACTACTAATAGCATACGTATTTTCTAAAATGGATAACAAGAGAAAATAATATGTTGGACCGTTAGCTCAATTGGCTCAGAGCAGTGCCCTGTCGAGGCAAAGGTTAGGGGTTCGAGTCCCCTACGGTCCGCTATGCCAGTGTAGCTCAAATGGAAGAGCACCTCACTTGTAATGAGGTGGTTGAGGGTTCGATTCCTTTCACTGGCTCTCTATTATTTATTGACAAGGTATTGGTGCAACTGGTAGCATACCACACTGTGACTGTGTAGATATGGGTTCGAATCCCATATACCTGACCTGATACAGGAGGATACATGAAAGCTGCGAAAGAGGCTAGAAAAATATTTACTGAACAACGGAATAAACGAGAAGCAGATGAAATGCTAAAACAAATTGAGAGAGTCAGGCAATTTGTTTCCGACAATAAGGTTCTACTAAGTTTTATAGAAGACCTCTTAGAGGAAACACTTTTAAAAGCTGATGTTCCGAGAGTAGTACTTTCCAAACATATTCAATACTGGGATGCAGTAGTAGAAAACAAAGCGGAATTAATTATGTATTTAACCTCTCTGGGGTATGAGATTGTTAATGAAGATTCATATTTAGTTATTAAATTTTAGGTGAGAGACACCATGAGTACAATCAGAGATAAGCAAATAGAAAAGGATGTTAAAGAGGCTAAGGCTGAGTTGCTAAAAGATGGATTCATAACTACTTTCTATGGAGAGGTTTTAGACTTAGATAATGATCAAGAGGTAATAGCTGCTTTATATGCTGTCATAAGGCAAGAAAGGTTTAATAAAAAATATAGTGAGGTATTAGAAAGAGGTAATGCACTTATTGAAAAACTTATTAAAAGAAAAGGAGCAGTAGATGAGTAGAAGTATTCGTAGCTATCCAGAGAAGGAACGTCCTTCAGTAATTATTCGTAGGCTGATAAAAAATGCTGGTGGTATCGGTACCTGGGCAGCCCGTGATGCTGCAAGACACCTTGGTGTTGTAATCAAGGAGAAAACAGAATAATGAAAAGTACAGATGATAATAAAATTTATGGTGAGGTAGTACTTACCGTAAAGCACTATGTTAAAATCCCCAGGTCCAAGGCTCTGTCTTTGGATGACATCAGACATTATTGGGATGATGTTCTTGAAGAGCATGAGATGGAGAGAAGTCTCACAGGAATAGAATACCCGAAAGAATAAAACAGGGGGTGTAGTTTAATGGTAAAATAGCGGTCTCCAAAACCGAAGAGTAGGGGTTCGATTCCCTTCACCCACCGCCTGAATATTAAAGGAGTAAATTATGAAAGTAAAAGTTGGAGATACTATCTATGACCCGGAGGATGTTTTTATTATGGTAATCCTTAATGAGGGTGACAAGTTTAACATTTCACACATGGAGCCTGAAGCGACAAAATATGCTTCCTTTAATCCTGAAAAATACACAACATTAGAAGTTGAAGAATTAATGAAAACACCTTAACTATTGCTTCCATTACCAACTAAAGTATGATATAATTATTATCGATGCGGAGGGAAGGTGTGGAATCTTACGTGGCTCATAACCACGAAAAACCGGGTCCGACTCCCGGCTCCGCTACTATGCAGATTCACCTATCGGTCTGCAGTCATGTAAGGTAGGGCTGCTTCCTAGGAGCGTTGGATAAGTAACCAACCGTCCAGTGACTACGTGATGGTCACTAGCGTCTCACATGCTAAAATCGTGGGCGTATCTGCAGCCGAGAGTCTCAGCGTTGGAAACCGCAACGTTATCCCGGGGTGCTGTACTTTTCGGGAGTACTCCGCATCCAGTAAGCGGATATTTTACAGGAGGTTGTTATGACAATTAAAGGTTATGTCGCTGATAAGTACCCACAGAATATCCCATCTAAGTGGGACTTTGTTTTTGTAGTTGGTACCATAGGCACAACAAGAAGCAATGCGTTTTCTTCATTGTGGGGTGGTATACCATCCAATAAACGTGGGTTAATATGTAAACCAGAATTAACACCAGTGGATAATGCAATGGATAATTCATCGAAGTTTTACGAATTGGTGTCAGAGGTTAATCCAACATTGAATATCCCCTTTATTCTCGACATTTTCGAAGTGGCTCCAGAGAATCGTTTCGAATTAATGGACATTATAACATTTGGAAAATACCTAAAAGACAGGCTTCCTAATTATGTTAAACCATTATTACGAATTAATCTTGGAACCTGGAATGACTGGTATGCAAATGCAAGAGCAGCCACTAATAATATATTGGGATATTTTGAATTATTGTTAGTGCAGCCTGGTGCAGAAAAACCTGATGTACTTACTGGGTATGGAACGCCACGTTGGTGGGAATATCAATATGGTAAGATCGCATTCGACCCATCGGGTGAATGGGAAGACTCACCAAACAAACCAGTAGAGACACCTGTTGAGGAGCCAGAAACACCTGCTCCACCCGTAGTAAACAATTCTGTATCTGTTCCAAAGAAATGGAGAATAAGCTTACTGGGAGGCTTACTCAAAGGAACAATTGAGGCAGTAGACGACCAGGAGTAATATGTCTAATGAGCCAGGGTGCATGTTTGACTACAACATATCTGAGGGGGATGTCTTTCGACAAAAAGAATTACATCTGACATGTCATGTTTGTTCATCCCAGTTTACACTAACAGACACTTGGGTAATGTTCCTGGGGCACAAAGAAAATAATGGTGAAATAAGAGATAACTTATTCTTTATGACACCAACTGAGTGCCCTGTGTGTCACACACGCTTTACACAATGTTTTCTAAAATGCAGAACGTCCTCTAGTGAAAGTCACTCTTTAGCTGACACACTGTTTGGACCAATATTGAAAGGAAATAACAACGATGACATATCTTGAGGAATTCATTGAGTGGTTAAAAGAAAATGAAGTAAAGGTTGAGGTACCTTCTGAAGAAGACGGGGAACCAAATAAATACATAGCAGCAATGATGGAGTTTTTAAGTGCAGAGTATGATAGCGTAAACGTTTCTGAGTATAACAAACAATACTTATACGTAATCGTTAATGTGTTAAGGGACTTGGCTAATGAGATAGAAGAAATTTTATAGTAAATCAGGAGTGCTATGTCCAGACACTTTAACTATATAGTTGGGTTTAATTACGACAAGTATACTAAGTTTTGGTTACCGTACTCTACTCATGGGGAGTTTTTTCGTAAACTCCCCGTTCCAACCTCAATCCCACGAACGAAAAAATATAGTATGCCAAGGGAAGACACAAGAAGGGTAGCTGCTTCTGGAAAAATGATAGGTGGGCACAATCAAAGACGTGGTAGGTATTATACATATTTGAAAACTTACTGCAACAGAAAACAGAGACGTGCTATAAAGTTAGCATTGAAAGACCCACATATATATGACCCACCAGATGGTGCTAAAAACAGGGATGGTATTCTTTACATAACTAAGAATGCAAGGGAGTATTGGGACTAATGAAAGCAACAATTTTATTTTTAATGTTTATGTTATTTCAGATCGGAACAATTTTATTTTTCAGAAATATGAAAGGTAATGTGGTAGGCATCTCTATTCTTGGTGCCTACCATTCTATTGTTCAGCAAGAAAATCAAAACCCAGAGTGGATAAGCAATGAGCCTGGGACATTTACACAGTTTAATTTAACAAAGAAATACGATAACTTAGGTTTACTAATCCACTCGGAATTATCTTATGACACTATATATGACATGCGTCCTGGTGATCTTGTCCATGTATATTATTCCCGGGGTGGAATAGATACTTACAAAATAGATGAGATACATGAATATCGTGCTCTGTCTCCAAATGACCCACACAGTCAATTTATAGACATGAAGACAGGGAAGGAATTATCTTCCACTAAACTATTTTATTTGATGTACGCACTTCATGGAATAACACTACAGACATGTACGAATTATCGTGGTATAATTAATTACGGACGTTATTTTGTTGTAGGTCACAAAGTGAGAGGAGTAATACATGGTTCGTAAAATACTTGTTGTACCAGATAAGAAGTTGAGAAAATCAAATAAGTATGTATTACAGGACCCAGGAGGGTCACGTAGTTATCTTCCAAAAGTAATCCAGGATATGAAAGACACATTAGCTGAGGCTGGTGGAGTCGGACTTGCTGCTCCACAAATAGGTGAGAACATACAGATATTCATAATGGAGCCTAACATGGAGCACAGTGTTTTTATTGACCCGGAATTTATTTATAAGTCAGAGAATACTGGTAGAGGTTTCGAAGCTTGTTTATCAATACCCAATACCATGGGAATCGTGAGACGTTCAAAACGTGTTATAATTAGAGCCTACGATGAAAATTTCCAGGAGTTTATTTTAGATACAAAAGACCTGGAAGAAGATGAAAAAGTTGCCCGTATAATCCAGCATGAGATGGACCACTTGAATGGTAGACTGTTCACTGACTGGGCAACTGAAGTGATGAGTAACATAGTTAAGTAGGAGGTGCGGTATGGGTATGTATGATGAGGTAATGGTTGTGTGTCCCCACTGTGGTAACAATATAGAAATGCAAAGCAGAAGTGGTAAATGTACTCTACATCGTTACAGTAGTAGTAATGCTCCGTATGATGTGTTAAAGGGTTTGGAAGGTGACAGCTTTTATTGTGACAGTTGTGGTCTATCTGGTAAGTTAACAATCGTACCAGTACCTGTAGTTAAATATTTGGTAGCTGTTATAGACAAAAATAATGAAGTCAGTATTTAGTTTTTTGTTTAGACTGCTTAAAAAATTATTAGGAATATCATCACCATCCGAGTACTATTGGGTTGAGAGGAGAGAATAAATGGACAAATCAGTGTTTGATGCTGTATCAGTTATTATGGAAGAGTATGATCGGGCTGAAAAGAAGTGGAATGAAAACTATCACCACGATGCTGATCAACCAGTAGAGTTTTGGATAACCCATATGCAGAGGTATCTAACTAAGGCTACACAATCGTCAGGAGGGTGGGATAAAACTGAGGCACTCAGGAACATTGTTAAGGTAGCCTCTTTAGCTATTACCTGTCTTTCTTATAATCCGGTAGACATGGAGGACTAATGAAACATAATGTTTATTTAGCAGGTGGCATGAGAACAGAGTGGAGAATGGTTATCAAGGAATTATACAAAGATGTTGATAGCATTAACTTTTTGGACCCAACAGAGCATGGCTTATCTGATGAGGTTTTATATACCATGGCAGATATTGACATGATAAAAAGCAGTCACCTGATGTTTGCTTACTTTGAGGCAACAAATCCTGCAGGACATAATACAGCTTTCGAAATTGGTTTAGCGCATGCCCTTGGTATACCAATAATTCTGGTTAATGAAAATGGAATAATAGATCGTTATATTGGTATGCCACGATCAGTAGCAATAGCCTACACACAATCATTCCGGGATGGTGTTGCAAAATTAATAAGAATAATGGAGGCATTATGGACTTAACAGTAATAACATTAATAATAGTAATAGTAGTACTTTTTATAATGGCTTTAATGTTATCAGCTACGATAAGGGCGTTACACTCTTTAATAGATACAGTTATTGACGTCCAGACTATTCTTACTCTTCATATCAGCGGTCACGCAAATGAAGACCTAATAAACAAACTTAAAAATGCAAGGACACCAAATGACAAGCACTAAATTAGAATGTCCGTTTTGTCATAAAGACCCGGACTGGTATTATGAGGGTGTAACGGTTGTGTGTAAAACACCTGGGTGTGCCTTGGAAGGAATAGTGTTCGATGTAGATCGGTGGAATATCAGGAAGGAGTCCTTACGTGAACGTTATATTAGAAAACATCTTGAAGACTAACTATAGCTTCTTCAATGAAGATATAGAATTCAATTGTGGTGATGGTTGGTTTAATATTTTGTCTGACTTCGCACATGCTGTATGGCATTTAATTGATGCTAATGTGATGCTTGCAGATTTTAAAATTTCTGCTGTTGAATCACAATTCGGTGAGTTAACTATTTACCACAATGAGTCTGGACCAGTTATAAGAAATCTGGAGCGTGAGGCAGCCAGAGAGAGCAGACACACCTGTGAAATATGTGGAAACCCTGGGATGAATAGGTCTACTGACGATATCGTTAATACTTATTGCCAAATGCACTATGTAGAGTGGGTAATAAACACATTTAAATAAATTTATGAAAGGAGCACTATGAACCTAATAAAAGCAAAGGATTCCTTTGGGGACCCAATTGAAATTGTACATGAAAGAAACGATAGAGCAATTATTAAATTTACGAATGGTTCTGATTCTACCAGCATGATATTTGAAAAGGAAGACTTATCAAAATTTGTTCAAACACTGGTATCAGAATTTCCTTTTGTAATCCACGGATGTTAATATGATACCTATAGAGAGACCAGAAAAAGAACAAATGTTTTGGAACGGGTTTGTAGATACTTTAGCTAATGAACAGTTGAGAATTCAGATAGCACTTATCTATGGTTGGGAGTATCACGTTAACCCCGATCTGGTGAACAAATGTGCCCATGATATTTTTCGTGATGGTTTCCTGGTCCCACCCTTAGGCACGGCACCACGTGACAATAACTGGGCAGCTTCATATAATGAGTATGGTATTCCTCACTGGTGCCCAGAATGGATTAGTGATGTGGATAAATCATATGAATTATTAAGTGCCCTAAGACACAATTTTGAAATTACATTTGATAAAAAAGATGATAAATATTTACTAACTGCTCCACCAATTAATGGTGTATCTATTGTAGAAACGGATGCACTCCCTGGAGTAGTGGTAGCTAGAATGTTTGTTAAAGTATTTGGTCCAAGTGATGTTGAGATATACCGCAATATGGAAATGATAGATAGTTACTTAGAACGTGGGTATTCTATACATATGGTATCGAACAGGAGAGTTAGATATGTTGTTAATCCAAACCCCTACCAAGAACACAGAGTTGAGGAAGTTTGTCTAAACATCCCAATAACGTTTGAAGGTAATAGGACATACGCTGCAATATTACATGACATAAAGACAATTGTCATACGGTACATATAAAAGTCTAAATTTGGACTAAGGAGAGTTACACATGGGACTAGAATATTTAACAGAAGACCTTAATAAAACTGTATACCTTATACCAATAGGGTTGCTTTCAGACTTCTCTGATCGAAAAAATCAGGTTCGAAACGGAGAGGTTACCCAGCAGGAATTCGATGCTGAGTTTAGTCAATA